CGAAAGTGGCGTTAATGAAGAAGAAGACGAAATGGAACCAGAAATGGATATGGAAATGGACGGTGAAGAAGAGTCTGAAGAAGGCGAAGAGGAAGTTGAAGATAGAGTAGACGACCTTGAAGCACAACTTGACGAATTAAAAGCAGAATTTGAAAAGTTAATGGGCGACGAAGAAGGCGACGAAGAAGTTGCTGACGCAGAAGCAGATTTAGAAGATGAAATGGAAATGGAATCTTTTGAAGAAGAAATCGACCTTGACGAAGAAGTTGAAGAAGAAGTTGTAGAAGAAGCAACTACTTTTAGTAAACCTCAAAGTGCTAAAAACGACGCAAGTGGAGATCACACAGCATCACCTAAATTCCCAAAGAAAGAAAATTTCGGAACAGACGAAAAAGAACTTTTTGGAAGTGACGGTAGTGAAGGAAAGAAAGGCGGAGACGCACCTAAAAGTAATCCAGCAAGTGATAACATAGGTGAAAAACCAAAGGCCGCTCCAGCACCTAAGGTTGCTAGTGAGAAATCCGAAAGTCCAATAGCAGGAAAAGTTAAGTAATTAACTTAATATAATTTAAGGAGATTAAGATGGCAAGACAGTTATTTGAATATTATAACCCGGCAGACGCAGGAATCATAGTAGAATCATCTAATGATGGAAAAGATTTATGTATGAGCGGATTATTTATTCAAGGTGAAGTAAAAAACCAAAATGGTAGAGTTTACCCTAAAGACGAAATTGTAACAGCAGTTGAATCCATAGGTAAAAGGCTAACAGGCGGTGAAACTGTACTTGGCGAATTAGATCATCCTACAGAATTGCAGATAAATTTAGATCGTGTCAGTCATATGATATCAGAAATGCGAGTCGAAGGCTCAAATGGATACGGCAAACTAAAACTATTGGATACTCCAATGGGCAAGATTGCCGAAGCATTATTAAAAGGCGGTGCTAAACTAGGTGTAAGTAGCCGTGGTAGTGGTAATGTTAATGAAAGTGGTAGAGTTAGTGATTTTGACATAGTAACCGTTGATATAGTGGCACAACCAAGTGCCCCTGACGCCTACCCTAAAGCGATCTATGAAAGTTTATTCAATATGAGAGGCGGTGCCGCTATCCACGAGATGGCGAAGTCCGTTACACATGACAAAAAAGCAGAAATACACCTTGCACGTATGATGGAATCATTTATACGTGAATTAGAACTCAAATAGGAGATAGCAAATGGCGAAGACATTTAATGACCTTTTAGAATCTGGAAACTTATCAGAAGACGTTAAGACTCAGATTCAAGAAGCATGGGAATCACGCCTTGCTGAGGCCAAAGACCAGTTAACTGCAGAACTTAGAGAAGAATTTGCACAGAGATTTGAACATGACAAGCAACAAATTGTTGAAGCCATGGACAAGTTTATTACAGATTCTCTCAAAGACGAGTTAGCAGAATTGGCTGAAGATAAGAAGGCAACTGTAGCCGAAAGAGTAAACTATAAAAAGGCTGTTAGCGAACATGCTAACGTCCTTAACAAGTTCATCACAGAAACATTAGCATCAGAAGTTACAGAGTTAAAAGCAGACAGACAAGCACAAAGTGAAAACTTTGCTAAACTTGAAAGTTTTGTATTAGACGCAGTAGCAGAAGAAATTAAAGAATTCCACGCAGACAAACGTGAATTGGCTGAAAAGAAAGTTCAGTTAGTCCGTGAAGGAAGAGAACAATTAGCAGATGCTAAAAAAGAATTTATTAGAAGAGCGGCGGATAAGGTTGAAGCAACCATATCTTCAGCATTGAAAAACGAAGTTTCTCAATTCAAAGAAGATATAACTAAGGCTCGTGAAAACGAATTCGGCAGAAGAATTTTCGAAGCAATGGCTAGTGAGTATGGAACTTCATATTTAAATGAAAATACTGAAGTAAGAAAACTTAGAGCAGAATTAACAGCACTGAAAGGTGATGTTGATAGTGCTAAAGCATCAGCAGAGAAAATTGCAGAAGATAAAAAATTAGTTGAATCTAAACTCAGAATATCAGAGGATAGAGCAAACAGAAATCAAGTCATGACAGACTTACTTGCCCCTTTAAGTAAGGACAAGAAAGAATTAATGACTGAACTGCTAGAAACAGTTAAAACAGAAAAACTTGAAGAATCATTCAACAAGTACCTTCCAAGTGTAATAAACGAAGAAGTTTCAGTTAGAACTAAGAAAGCAGTCATCAATGAATCAGTGACATCAGAACACACTGGTAATAGATCGTTGGACGGGCAGACCGGCTCCACCAATGAAGAAAAAGTTGACACATCAGTCGTAGAGATCGATGAGTTAAGAAAACTAGCCGGACTTAAATAATAGGAGAATATAATGGCAGAAGCATTATTTGAATCAAATTGGTCCGCAACCAAGGAAGCCTTACTAGAAGGCCTTAACGGATCAAAAAAGAGCACTATGGACGTAATTCTTGAGAACGCAAAAGTTCAATTACAAGAAGCCGCATCCGCAGGTTCAACAATGAGTGGAAACATCGCTTCTTTAAACAAAGTAATGTTACCTCTTATTAGAAGGGTTATGCCTTCATTGATCGCCAACGAATTACTTGGTGTGCAACCAATGAGTGGACCAGTAGGACAAATCCACACATTAAGAGTAAGATACGCAGAGTCTAAAGACTCAGTCGTAGCAGGACAAGAAGCACTTAGTCCTTTCGCATTAGCAACAGCATATTCAGGAACACCTGATGCAACTGCGGCCAGCGAAGGAACAGCAGGTAGCAAAATGTCTATCCAAATCTTGAAGCAAACAGTTGAAGCAAAATCAAGACGTCTATCAGCAAGATGGACTTTTGAATCTGCTCAAGATGCAAACGCAATGCATGGTGTTGACGTAGAGGCTGAAATCATGCAAGCCTTGGCACAAGAAATTGCGGTTGAGATTGACCAAGAAATGTTAGCAAAATTGAGAGCACTTGCTCCAACAGTTGACACTTTAGATTTCAACAGTGGAATCACAGGTACACAAACGTATATCGGTGAAAGACACGCGATCTTGGCAATTCTAATTAATAGAGTTGCAAACTTAATTGCCGCTAGAACAAGAAGAGGCGCAGGTAACTATGTAGTTGTTAGTCCACAAGCATTAACAATTTTACAATCAGCGACTACTTCAACTTTTGTTAGAAGTACAGAAGGTCCTTTTGAAGCACCAGTAAACTCTAAGTTTGTTGGAACTTTAAACGGTACTGTTAAAGTATTTGTTGACAATTACGCGGCTGACGGAACTTCAGTATTAGTAGGATATAAAGGATCATCAGAAACTGATGCGCCAGCATTCTACTGTCCTTACATTCCGTTAATGAGCACAGGACCAGTTATGGATCCTAGCACTTTTGAACCAGTTGTATCTTTCATGACAAGATACGGTTACATCGAACTTACTAACACAGCAAGTTCATTGGGTAACGCGGCTGATTACTTAGGTGAAATTGCTCTTAGCAACGTTTCATTCAAGTAAGAACTCTTACAAGAAACAATTAAAAGCACTTCCTTCGGGAGGTGCTTTTTTTTGACTTCGCAATTATTTGCCGAATTTGATAAATATGTTAAAGCAACCTATCTAGAGTGTGGAGTATAAATGGCAGATAAAAAACATATAATAAGATCCCAAGGTAACATTGATTTAAAAGGTACATCAGTTAACCAAATTGGTGATACAGTTATCACAAGTACCAATGAACTAAGAGTCAATGATGATCAAATTATTATTAACGCAGACCAAACTTATAATTCATCTACTTTAGTATTTAGAAAAAACGGAAGTGGCGACGGTTCTATATCATGGGACGGTGCCGCACATACAGTTTCAGGCAATTTTACAGCAACTGGTACAATCGCAGGTACCTTAACTAGTGGATCACTAAGTGGTATAACATCTGATAATGTAGCAGAAGGTTCAAGTAACCTTTATCATACCACAGCAAGAGCCAGAGCGGCAATCAGTGAAAACTCTACACAATTAGCATATAATAGTAGTACAGGTGTATTAACATATACACAGGGCGATACTGATACAGTAGCAGAAGGTTCTAATTTATATTATACATCTGCTAGAGCAAACGCAGACTTTGATACTAGACTTGCTACTAAAGATACAGCCGATGTTGCAGAAGGCAGTAACTTATATCATACTACAGCAAGAGCAAGAAGCAGTATAAGTGCTACACATAGTGGTGACGGTTCATTAACTTATAATAGTGGTACTGGTGTAATAACATCAGTAGGCGCAAGTGCTAGTGAAGTACAAGCACATCTAAGTGCGGGCACAGGACTTACATATAGCAGTGGCGCATTTAGTATTACAAATACAGCAGTTACAGGCGCAAGTTATGGTAGTGCTACAGCAATACCTACATTTACTGTAAACGCACAAGGACAATTAACAGCGGCGGCAGATGTAAACATAGCAATACCGAGTTCACAAATAACAGATTTCACAACAGCCGTAGAAGCAACTTTAAGTGTTACTGACACAGGCGGAGACGGCAGTTTATCATATAACAATACTAGCGGTGTATTTACATACACTGGCCCGAGTGCTACAGAAGTTAGAGCACATATTAGTGGGGGCGATGGTATAGACTTTGCTAGTGGTGTCGTAGACGTTGATAGCACGGTAGTAAGAACAAGTGGTACACAAAGCATCGCAGGTGCTAAAACATTTAGTACAAGTGTAGTAGTACCGGCAGTAACAATGCCAAGTGCGTCAGGCGGTAATTACGTTGCTGGAGATAATTCAACTAAAGCGGCCTCGACTGCTTATGTGGAAACAGCAATAACAAGTTTAATAGACGGTGCTCCAGGCACACTTAATACTCTAAACGAATTAGCGGCGGCATTAAACGATGACGCAAGTGCTGGAACAAAAATTACACAAAATACAAATGATATTACAGCCTTAAAAGCAATTGACTTAACAGCAGGCGCAGGTTTAACTGGTGGCGGTGACTTAACAGCAAATAGAACATTTACAGTCGGCGCAGGCACTTATATAACTGTTAATGCTAATGATGTAGCCGTAGATGCTACAACAACAAATACAGCAAGTAAAGTAGTAGCAAGAGACGGCTCTGGTAACTTTGCCGCAGGCACAATAACAGCAACATCATTTAGTGGTGATTTAAGTGGTGCTGTATCAAGTACAAACTTTGATATAGATTCAGACATTATACCTAAGTCTACTAACCAAGCAAACATTGGTAGTAGCACAAAGAAAATTAAAAACATTACAGCCAGTCAGATAGATTCCGCAACGGTAAACTTTAATTTTGCAAACATTACCCCGCAAGGTGGTGCTACCACAACAGGTGGCTTAAATATTAAAAATACAGATATTAACTTATTCAGTAATGCCGCAACAAGTGGCGGAGCACAGATAGGATTTTATGATAGTTCAGAAGTAAGTAATAACGCATTCCAGACAACAAGTGCTACACAGATTTTAGGTAATGACAGTACATTAAAAATGTATTCAGGTAGTGCTTTACAATTTTTATATAACTTTGATAGTTCGCAGGCAAATTCATCAGTAACATTCAATAATAACAGAGGAGTTTCTAGTCCTGTATTAACTTTAACAACAAACGGTTTAACTACTGTACAAAGTTTACGACTATTAGATTCATCTAATGTCAGTTTAGCACAAATAGATCCAGCACAGAGTTCAGGTGCTGTAGCAACAGCAAGAGCGGCCGGTACATTAGACGGAATGATATTTTATGATGGAACAAACATTAAAGGTATTGCTCAAGGTCAGTTAGTTACTTTAACAACAGTTAATCCATTTAGTTTAGGTAACGCATCAAGCGGTAATGAAACCAGCACTCGCAAAAACTTAATGGAAAAAGAAGCATCGGGTAACTTACATGTTGTTAGAAACTTAGCAGTAGGTACAGGTTTAGGCATAGCAGAATCGGCCAATGTTATAACAGTTTCGTTTACAGGCGATACAGATGATGTAACAGAGGGCACTACTAATTTATATTATACAAACGCAAGATCAAGAGCGGCATTATCAAGTTCAGGTGGCGTTACATACAACAGTGGCACAGGTGCCATAAGTTGGAACGGCACAACAGATAATGTTACGGAAGGCTCAAATAAATATTACACAGATGCTAGAGCCAGAGCGGCTATTAGTGTCAGTGGTTCAGCACTAAGTTATGATAATGCCACAGGTATTTTGTCTTTAGCAGAATCAGGCGACATAGAAGGTGTTACAGCAGGAGACGGTTTAAGCGGAGGAGGTACAACAGGTACACCTAGTTTGGCAGTTGACAGCACAGTAGTTAGAACAAGTGGAAGTCAAACAGTAGCAGGTGCTAAAACATTTAGTAGTAGTACAACATTTAACGACAGTATTGTAGGACCAAGTTCAGCAGTATTGTTTAACGCAAGTGGTAAACTACAATCAGGTACATTAACAAGTTTAGATACAGACAATTTAAGCGAAGGTTCTAGTAACTTATACTATACCCAGGCTAGAGCAGATGCCAGAGTAGATGCTGGATTTACTGCTAAGTCAACATCGGATTTAAGCGAAGGAACAAATTTATATTACACTAACGCAAGAGCAGATGCCAGAATAGCGGCGGCTACTACAAGTGATTTAACAGAAGGTACTAATCTTTATTATACAAACGCAAGAGTAGATACTCATATTAATCAATCAACAGCATCAACAGGCGAAGTATTAAGTTGGAACGGTTCGGATTATGATTGGATACCGTCAGACAGCGGACCGCAGGGTCTACAAGGTTTACAAGGACCACAAGGACAAAAAGGAGACACTGGCGCACAAGGACCTCAAGGTGCTCAAGGTGCCACTGGTCCTAATGGTATTACTGGTGACAAAGGACAAAAAGGCGAAGTAGGTGCCCAGGGTGTTACTGGCGATAAGGGAAATACTGGTAATACAGGCGCACAAGGACCACAGGGTGCTCAAGGTGCCACAGGACCAAACGGTGTTACTGGAGATAAAGGTCAGAAAGGTGAAGTAGGTGCTCAAGGACCGCAAGGTGCTCAAGGTGCCCAAGGTGGTACAGGTGCTACAGGACCTCAGGGTGCTACAGGACAAAAAGGCGACCAGGGTGCACAAGGTGCTCAGGGCGGACAAGGTGCTCAAGGTGGCACAGGTGATAAAGGTCAGAAAGGTGAAGTAGGTGCTCAAGGTGCCCAAGGTGGTACAGGTCCACAGGGTGCTACAGGTCCACAAGGTGATAAAGGTGGAACAGGTGGTACAGGTCCGCAAGGACAGAAAGGTGCTACAGGACCTTCGGGTAATCCATTCCCGGGTGGTACATTTAGTGGCGACATAACTGTTAAAAATGTTGTTGCTACAGGCCCTTCAGGAACATATGATATTGGTTCAAGTAGTGTTAAGTTTGACAATATGTATGCTAATACATTTAATGGTCAAGCAACGTCGGCTCAATATGCTGACTTGGCTGAAAGATACAAAGCAGATGCTAATTATGAACCAGGTACTGTACTAATATTAGGTGGCGAAAGCGAAGTTACTATATCAGATGAAGCAGGCAATTATAAAATAGCAGGTGTTGTTAGTACAGAACCAGCATACTTAATGAATAGCGATGCTGACGGTGTAGCAGTTGCGTTACGCGGTAGGGTACCATGTAAAGTTACAGGTAATGTAAACAAAGGTGATGTGCTTATTGCTAGTGACACACCAGGACATGCTATGGTAGGAGCATTACCGCATACATTAAGTCCACTACAAATAGTAGGTAGAGCATTAGAAAGTAAACTAGATGCCGGTAATGGCGTAATAGAAATTTTAGTCTAACTCCAACAAAATATAAGATTCCGATAAATACATGTACTTGCCCCAATTGGCATGCGGATGTATTTCGGGCATACATCGTAAAACGCAGTCAAAATCTTCTAGGTTGCACACACGCAGACAACAATTCAGCAACC